CTTCGAATATCATTGTATCTACGAGAAGTTTTTTCATCTTAGTTTTCCCACACCTTTTTCTTACGATATAAATCAAAGAAGACTCTTGCCAATTCTCTACGAATTAACAATCTTACTTGTTCGAGGTCATCGATTTCAAGTTCTTCATTGATTCTATTTTTATTACACCCACACGACATATTAAGCACTCAACTCTTTTAGGTTACGAGCAACTTTCAACATTCTTTCAGAAATTTTTCCAAATCTCTTTTGTGTAGATTTCCAGTATTGACCATTGTGAACACCCATCTCAGTTTTGAGTTTAGTGTTTTGATTCACAATCTTCTCAACTTCCCACATCAATCGGTTAATCTCTTTAATAGATTGGTTTACCTTCTGATGTGCTTTCATTGAGTCATCGTTTTTGTAGTCTTTGTAAGTTGCCTCGATTAATTGTTCGAGTTTGTCTTCCAATTCCTTCATAGCTTTTGACTCCGTGTTTACTTTTGACTTCTTTGCTTTCTTGTAACCCAATACTTCAATGTGGTCAGTATCTAAATCATCTTCATCTTTACTCTTGGAAAATGCATTAGGAGTTTTAGGAGGACCTGCACCACCATCCATATTGGATGTTACATTTGCCTCATCAATTTCCTCATCTTGAAGAGTTTCTTTAACTTCTAACTCTTCAAACTTCTCTTCCAATTGTTCTAACAAAAATTTAGACATTTGATACTCTCCTTAACTCTTGTAAAAGTTCGTGGTATCGTAGGATTGAAAGAATCTGATTTTCGTTGATTACTTTGGAATTAGTAATATTATCAATAAGGTTAACAGTTTCAGTCAATTTGATATTTGCTACTTTATCAGATACCTCTAACTTTGAGAATTCTTTTTTCAATCGTTTTACTTCACTCATCACGAATGTTCTCAACTTTGCCGAGTTATCCACATTATTGATATAAGAACGAAGGACTTTCTTTTGAGATTCAGAAAGGTTTGTATATTTTGAATTGAACGAATCAACTAAGAATTTATATGCTAACATACGAACCTCTTTAGGTTGTTCGTTGTAATCTTTATTTGCCGATTCAGTTACGATTTCAACATTTTCTTTTGTGATTGTTTCAAGAATAGTAGTCTTACAAGTCACATACTCTTTTGGAGAATCAGATTTATTGTGTTCGAACAACTTGTAAACAGATGCCATCTCACGATAGTTGTTTACACGATACTTAAAGAAGTCTTCCATCACAAAAGATTCTTTAACTGACTTAATCAAGTTATACTTTTGTCTGCGAAGGATTCCTTCATTTAGTTTTGCTCTTTCTTCTAATACGATGTTAACGAATTCCTGAGCTTGATACTGATTGTCAAAATTCTCTTTGGTCAAAGACTGATACAATTTCAATTCTTTGTTCAATTCCGTACCTTTTTTGAAATGCTTCTTAATGATTTCTAAGGCAAGAGAATCCTTGTTCGCAAGAGTATCGGATGCGATTTGTCTTACGAGTAATTCAAATAGAATACCCGTATTCTTGAACTTGCTGTGCTTGAGTTTAGCCATTGTAAACCTTATCTATTACTATTCCAATTTATAAATATGTAAAAACTCATCAAATCGTGTCTTCGAGGAGATTTCTCTCATCTAATAGTCCCGATTCTTTTTTCTTTTCCTCTGATAATGATTCTTTCAATATACTTGGTGATTTTCTTTTCACCGATTTCAAAGATGCTTTCAGAGCCGCCGCTTGCTCATATGCAAGCGGTGAGTTTTTATATTTGTGGTATGTTGCCGCTGGTTTAATGTCAGTTTGTTGACCTAACGGGTCTCTACCAAATGGGTTATCATCAGTTTTATAATTACCTGATTGTGAAGGTCTACCTGCTCCATCAAATCCACCCTCAGGTGAACCACCTTCATCATCTTGTTTTTGATTCATAGATGCGATATCGTGTGGAGTACCAAACGACTGACCTGTTTTTACTGGGTCATTACCTTCATCTTCGATTTGAGTATGTCTAAATCCAAGTTTCAAGTCGTTGATAACTTTTGCTTGCTCAACCTTCCACTCATCATCAGACATATTGAAAATATTCTTATACATCCAATCTTGAGATACCATTTTAAGGTCTTTCATATCAGAAACCAATCTAACTTTCTCAGACCATAGGTTTGCTTTCTCTTGTTCGTAGATGATAGATGGGTTAGTCAATTCCAACTCAAAGTTTACAAGGTCTTCGTTTTCGTAACCTTGTGAGTATAAGTGAATGATTGCAATTTTAGTCAACTCAGACAAAACAATCTTTTGGATTCTCTCAACTGAACGAGCGAATCTGATATCCTCTTGTGCAAGTGTTGCTTTACCTTCAACTGCTTCATCGTACCCAACAAATGCTTTCGGCACTTTAAGTGCTGCCATCATTCTATTTCTCAAGTATTCGATATCATCAATACCACCGAACTCCATACCACTTAGTGAATCAATCTCAGTACCACTTTGTCCACCACGAACTGGTAGGTAGTAGTCATCCAACATATTCATCAAGTTGAACTTGAGGTTGTAATCACCAGTATTTTGGTCAAGGTAAGGAATCTTCTTCATCTGGTCGATGATACCTCTCATATGGTTATCAACCTCACTTGGTGGAATGTTACCCACATCAATCTTGAAGATTCTTCTCTCAGGTGCTCTCATAATTCTATGAATCATCATTGCATCTTCCATAAGAGTCAATTGTTTCCAAGTCTTTCTTGCACCTTCTAATAGAGAACGACCATAAGGTAGGAAGTTTGTATCTGCCATCAAACGGAAGTGTGCAATTTGGTAGAACTCAAAGAACTCTGCATTCTTATTTACACTTGCTCCGTGAGCAGCTCCCATAGAACCCAACTTAAATCTTACTTCGTATGGGTTTTCGGGGTTAAAACCTTCTTCACGTTCTACTTCGTATGCCGACATTGGTGATACGTTTACAACACCAATACCCTCTTCAATATCCAAATGTAAATAATAATCACCATACTTGTTCATACCACGAACCCAAGCCCATAGGTTGAACTCGATGTTCATTACATCATAAAATAGGTTGTGGAGAATTTTCTTTACATTCTCATCTTGAGTTTTGATACGAAGAACATCACCCATATCATTTTTAAGTGTACACTCATCTGAGTAGATATCAAGTACTGATGAAATGATGGAATCTTTATCCATTGCCTCATAATCAGTATACAACTCTAATTTATTTGAATGATAATTGAATTGGTTGTTATAAGTCTCCCAATTTCTACGAGTTGTATGTAGTCTACCAAATCTATCATAATATGATGAACCACGAAGGTTACCTTGGGATTGGAGTCTTTGCGTGTCAATTGCTTGAGTACGACCCTTACCAAGTCTACGAACAACAACTTGAGTGTTGAACAATTTACCTAACCTACTAAATAATGATTTATCTGCCATAATTTGTCTCTAAACTAAAAAGTATATAGTCTTACAAGTTATAAATATACAAAAAATAAACTTAACTACCAAATTTATAACAACCAAGTTAGGTCATTATCATTTCCGTATTGGTCTTTTTGTTTCCAAGGGTCTTGACCCATTGTTCTTTGTGAGTATACACCTGTACTTGACTTACCCATATGACCCAATGTAGTTCGTGTTAAATCGATACCTTGTTGTCTTAGTTTTAGTGCCGTATCACGAACCCACAATCCAGTTGAGAATGACATTACCAAGTCATCGTTATATCCACGTTGTGCTTCTGCTCTACTACCATTCCATATGAATACAAACAACTCATCTATAAGTCTCTTAGAATGGATTATAGGGGTTCTCTCTCTCATATACATATCGAGTTTAGAAATCACCAAAGGTCGTGTTCTTGAAGACATTGTAAATCCAGGAACCATATCCTCTTTTCTCTTTAAGTCAAATCCTTTTCTGAGGTGAATATCTTCATCAACATAACCCAAGTCTCTATAAGAGTAGTATAAGTTGGTATAGTTCCTATCGATTACTTCTTGAATCACTGCCCACCCAATATTAGCATTTTCAATCACTAACATTGCATTGTTCCAATCGGTTGCTACTGAAGTTAACATTGCACCAAATTGTTTGGTGTCTAACTTACCTTTGTATTCTGCTACCTGTTCAACAGTCTCTACATCAAAAACGTGGAATGCTGAATAATCCGATGAATCACCACGGGCGACATCGGCTACGACAACATAATCACGAGAATAATTTGGATAATCCCATAACCAGTAGTTACCATCGAAACCTCGTTTTTCCAACGGGTCTTTGACATATGTTTCCTCATACCATTGTAATGTAGCACCCTCAACTACCGTATGACCAGATGAAATAAAATCACAATCACACTCTTGAGCGGCACCCTTTTCACCTAATAATTTACTTTGTTCATCTCTCCATGCTTGGTCTCTCTCAGGATGGACTGTCCAATGGA